AACCAATCGGCCACCTTCTTCTCCAACTTTTTAGGAGAAAAAGTCCAGGTTTTGAACTGGAATCCTCCGTAGCCCCTTTTTGGGTAAGCTACGAGCGCCCCACCATCAAGACGGTGGAGGTGCCCATCACCAAAGCCCTCAGGGCCGTAGTGACGTATGGATGGGTCGATCTGCTTCTCCCAGAACGCTGCGGATTCAAAATCGCCGCGCCCCAGGTAGAAGTTGTGCAGCCTGAAGAAATCGCCGCCGGCAAGCCGGTCGGTAACAAAAACAGGACGAACCGAAGAACCAAAAACATAGTCTGCTCCGCAAGACTCCCGGAAGTTACCCGTCCAGAAACTCTTCTTCGCATTGGTCGAAAAACCAAGCTCGGAGAGAGTGTAGGCGAGGGCGAGCGCGCAAGTCGTAGGGACAATGATATCGTCCCCGTACACAAGCACGCGAATCCGTGAGTTAGGGTCAACAAGCTCCACAACTTCCCGGGCAATTGCCCAGAAAATTGTGGTTTCGAGAGGGAACGTAAATCCATTCCCCATCGAGCTTATTTTCTCTAAGGAGTAGTACCGATACCCATCGGGGGTCTTATCCCTCATACTACGGCTTCGCAGCCGCATCAGGAGGTCAAACCAATCTGGCGGCAGCAAGTGCCGTACCAGCTCGATAGATACAGTGTCAGACGCCGACGACAAGTCGAGTGTTGCTGAAGCACCCGAAATCGATCCGTAAAGGGCCGCACGCTGGTTAGCGCTCTGGTCCTTCAGGTCGATCCCAACTTTCAAAAGACGTTGGGACATGTAATCGCCAAGGCCAAGTTGAAACATCCCGTTTAAGGACGGTTCCGTGCAAATCGCACGCTTGGTCTTGAAGTTTTTGGGTACGAACGCGAGTCTGGCATCGTCGATCGAAAGATCGATAACGTTAACATCGTCTGGTCCAACATTAAGGGTTGAAAGGCCCTCAACAGGATCACTGAAGTTCGCACTACAAGCAGGCCTACTTGCCATCTTTATGGTGGCGCAGGCATTCTTTTTTGGCGTACGCGTGGTCGCCCCGGGCCCTAGTCTGGGTCGGAGTGTGTCCAGTGATGGACACTCGCCTAGCAGCCTCGCAATTTTCCGAATCGCGCCGTGAAGCACGGCGTGAACGAACGGGTGGAACACTGTTCCATTACCGAAAGCGAGGTCGCGAAAGCGGCCGTTGGTTACGGCGCAAGCTCTTTCAGCTGCAAGGAATTTTTCCCTTGCGGCTGCTTCACGGTCCACCCCGAGATCAATGTCGTCTCGCTTTGAGAAATAGGCGAGGACTTGTCGCAGGATGGACTGGTCCGTGACACCGAGATCCAGAACATCAGGATCATA